CAAAAACACGTGGCTACCCCCCGACATGGAAGCCGCGCGCCAAGCTAAGCGGGCCGAGAAGCAGGCAGCGAGCGCGATACCGATCCGGCCGGGAGTGCGGCGTCTGTAGGGAGCCGGATAAAAAAGAAGCCCCGACCCTCAAGCACACCGTGCGGGGATCGGGGCCTAAAGGCCGCGTCATGCGCGACCGGAGGCACACGGTTAGGAGGTTAGCCCAATCCACATGTAAGCGGCTAGCACCGTAGCCACGATGAGGCCAGCGAGTAACGTATCCGTGATCCGACCCGACCGTGCGGCCCGGTCATCGCGGCGGCGGCGGTACGCGCTACCGACTGTGTGCATTGCCACGCTAGTACCCTCCGTCAAACGACCATTCAAACCCCGGCGCCGACAGGTCCGAGACCGTCAGTTCCGGCGCCTTCCAGGTCATCCAGTCCGCGCTGTGGGAGCGCAGGACCGGCGCAGCCGCGGCACCCTTGCGCAGCCCTAGGACGCGCGCGTAGGCCACGCACACGCGGTCCCAGTGGTCACGCGCCAGCGCTTCATCCCCCGACGACTCCGCCAGCGCGTAGGCGGCTACTTCCGCTTCCATCAGAGCGACAGCCGCCGCGTGTTCGGGTGGGACGCCTTCCAGTAGCAGCTCGGACTCGCGGCTACCGGTGCGGCGGGTGCGCTCGATCGGGAATCTAACGATGGTGGCGGTCATGATTGCGTGCCTCACTGTGTTGTATTGGTCTGGACTATCGCTTAGGCCAGCCAGGCCGTGTGCCTGTGCTTAACCATAGCGGCCAGTCTAGTGACAACTTAACCCCAGTCAACTGTCTTTGCATATCTTAACATTCGGCCCGTTTTAGGCCGTATGAGGCCGTCAGGTAAGCAGTGACTATGGTTGTCATCAGGGACCATGCTCTAAACATTATCCCCCAGTACTAACTACCTGTCTTACCTAGTAATATATATATATAAGTGTGTAGTGTGTATATATATACTATCTCATGTAAGGCGAGATGATACCTGATGTATAGTTCGTGTATCATACTGCTACATACGATCTTTAGTTCGTACATAGGGGGTTTTCTATAGCGTTCCCTATAGCTTTCCGGACGCTTTCCATACTCCCTGAGGGTGCTACGTCTCTGTTATGCGCTGTTAATTCCAAGCGCAGCAACGGGTTAGCACCCGACCCCCATACCGTGGTGATCGAGTGACGATGACACTCCCGCGATTGAGGGTACTGAAGCTTATGGTTGCGCATATGCTTGACCATAGGTCAGGGGAGGGGAGGGATAGTTTCCCTATCTCACCCCCCTGTTTTCGGCCGTTTTGCCTCAGTTTTTCTATTGGTGCGAAGTTTTCTTCGTGTTTCATGCTTGGCCTTGCGCAAAATGGGGTGTCCAGGCGCGCAGCTGGGCGTCCGAATGGCCTGCGAGTCTGAGGGGGCCACTGGGGTAAGGGACCTGCGTGTGCCCCGTCGTGAGATCGCGTGCCGTCGAGCTTGGATCGTGCTTGCGACCGTGCCGCGGCGTGAGGCTGGGAGGGTGGCCGGCGCAGTTGCGTGACGCCCGGACCGGCCAGGTCGGGTGGGCCAACGGGTGTGGGTGTTCTAGGCCCACCCTCGTAAGTGCCCCCAAAACCAAAAACGATGCTTGACCATACGCTTCGGTCGGTGCATGCTTAGCCATACGTAGGCCATGAGGGGACTGCGATGACGAAGCGCCGGTTTGAGGATGGGCTATTGGAGTGCACGCGGTGTGAGCGGATGCTGCCGGTGGGGAGGTTTCAGCGGCGAGCGAGTGCGACGGCGGGTGCGGTGAACCCTGCGGCGTACCGGAGCCAGTGCCGGGAATGCAGGAAGCCTGTGAAGGCTGCGCAGGCGGCTAGGCGGAGGGGGAGGTTGATAGGGAGTTACAAGGCGGTGGATGTGGTGACGCTGTACCGGATGCAGGGTGGTCGGTGTGCGTCGGCGCGGTGTGGGAGGGACTTGGGGGTGGTGGGGTATCACGTTGATCATGTGGTGCCGGTGAGCAAGGGCGGGACGAACCGGTTTGGGAACCTGCAACTGCTGTGTCCGAGGTGTAACTTGACGAAGGGGGCGAAGATGCCTGCGGGCAGAGGGAGGGCGGCGTGAGTGATGACGTGACAGACCAAGGTAGGGACCTGACCGGCGACGACTGGCAGGCGATCACGGTGGCGCTGGTGGCGCGATTGCTGCCACATGGCGGGGAGGTGTGCATTGTGCCGGAGGACTTCGTGGCGGTGGCTGGGAAGGTGCTGAGTGTGAAGATGGAGATAGGGACTGAGGCGCAGGCGTCGATCACGCTGAGTCTGAAGGGGCTGAAGGGGCCGAGGGTGGTGGTGGGTGAGGCGGTGAGGGCGGCGGTTCGCAAGGGGAGGTTGCAGTGAACGCGGCGTGGTGGACGCTGCTGGGGATCTTGCTGGTGGCGGGGATGTATGTGTACTTGGTGTGGACGGCGGTGCCGGACCCCACAGACCGGCCGGCGAGTCAGGACGACGACAGGCATTAGGAGGCGAGTGATGCTGTTCAACAACCCAAAGCAAGTGGTGTATCTGATCGTGCTGTTCATTGCGCTGTTCCTGGGGGCGTTCGGCCTGAGCCAGTGTCACGCGGCGGTGCTGGAGTTCGAGGGTGGCAATACGATCGTGCGAGGCAGTACGCAGGCGATCGGGGCGAAGGTCGTGTGGCCGGGGAGTGTGAGTCGCATAGGAGACTTAGGATGCGGGTTTCTGCTGATTGGCACATCACATGCGCCGGGCGGGGCAGAACAACCGAACCAGATTGCCGCTCACTGTCAGGTCATTGGGAACTATCCCACGACGAGTTGGGGGACTTTCTCAGCGGGTCTTGGGTTGGCCGAGATCCAGAATCAGGATTATTACAATTCGGGCCGGTTGAACTTCTCCCTCATGTTGCAATACAAGTTTGCGGGCGCTTTTCGACATGCTGGCGTGGCTTACCAACACATCAGCAACGCGGGAACCCACAGCCCCAACGATGGGCGTGACATGTTGCTGGCGACGTGGCGGTTTGAATGACCTGGGGTAAGAGCCGCAAGGGCTTCGCCAACATGGACCCTGACCGTCTGGCTCAGGTGTCCTCGCTGGGTGGCCGATCGGTGGCGAAGGGCAACAGGGGGTTTGCGAAGAATCGGGAAGCGGCTAAGGCTGCGGCTAAGAAACGTTGGAACAGTACGGGGACAACCAAGGAGCAGACATGAGCGTATGGGCAGAGTTGATCAAATTCGCGCAGGCCGGTGAGACCTGGGTGGAGGATGAGGCATCGCACGTCGCGGCACTGACGGCGCGCATGATGCATTTCGAGCGCGTGAAGGCGAACGCGGCGGCGGCATCGGTCGAGGGGGATGTGGTGAAGGCGACTGAGCAGGCGACTGCGGCGGTCGAGGCTGCGACGCCAGCGCCTACCGCATAACCGATGGCTAAGTTCCCGCTGGAGCAGTTCAACAAGTTTTGCTCTGTACTCAAGATTGATTCCAAGGAACAGGGCATCATTCCGTTGGGCCGCTCCTTGCTGGGAACGCAGCGGTGGGTGTTGGAGAAAATCGTCACCGGCCTTGAGGAAGGCAAGCACGAGTTCGTGACCCTCAAGTGCCGGCAGGCGGGCATCAGTACGATCAGCCTGGCGCTGGACCTGTTCTGGCTGTTTCGTCATCGGGGCATGACGGGCATGTTGGCGGTCCACGAGGACACTGCCCGCGATCAGTTCCGATCGACGCTGGAGTTGTACTACAACTCGCTGCCCGATGACTGGAAGCGGCCCATACGCGATCACAACCGCAACCAGCTGGTGCTGAGTACCGGCACCAAGCTCCTGTATCGAGTCGCGGGCACGCGCAAGACCGGCAAGGGATCGTTGGGCCGATCGTCGGCACCGAGTTACTTGCACGCCACTGAGATGAGTTCGTGGGGCGACACGGAAGGGTTTGCATCGCTTCGGGCCTCGCTGGCTCAGAAAAACGAGAACCGGCTGTACCATTGGGAGTCCACGGCGCGCGGGTTTGAAAACCTGTTCTACGACCAGTGGGAGGAAGCGAAGACCGCGGCCTCGATGGAAGCGATCTTCGTGTCGTGGTGGGCGAACGAGATGTATCGCCTGGAGCGCAACGACCCGCTGTTTCGCGTGTACTACGGACCGTCCGGCCGACTGACTCAGGAAGAGAAAGCGTGGTCGCGCGAGGTGCGCCAGTCGTACGGTGTCGAGATCGAGGAAGAACAGATTGCGTGGTGGCGCTGGCTGTCGGCGGAACAGCAACAGGATGAATCGTTGCGGCTACAGGAGTACCCGTGGACGGAGCATCAGGCGTTTCAGGCATCGGGGTCTCAGTTCTTCAACGCCACCGAGTTGAGTCGGTTGTACGCGGAGTCGAACAAGGCCAAGAACCCGGACTACTACCGGCTCACGTTCCGGGATGATTTTGTCAGCACGGAGGTCATCAGTGCGACTGCAAAGACTGCCACTCTCAAGGTTTGGGCCAACCCGGCCCAAAGAGGCTTTTATGTTCTGGGCGCTGATCCCGCCTATGGATCGTCTGAGAATGCGGATGGGTTTTGCATATCCGTATGGCGCGTCTGGGCGGACCGTGCGGAGCAAGTTGCTGAATACGTTGACTACGAGATTACGACAGCGCAATTTGCGTGGGCCATCGCTTACCTATGCGGAGCGTATGGGCCTTGCACATTCAATCTGGAAGTCTCTGGACCCGGGCATGCCGTTCTCAACGAGATTCAAAACATGCGTAAAGAACGCGCGTTTGGATCCGCCGTTAATCGCCCCATCTTTCGTGATGTGCTTGGTTCGATGCGAGACTTTCTGTATCGCAAGTACGACAGCATTTATGGCACGCCGGGAGCAATTCATACGCAAACATCGTTTCAGATGAAAGAGCGGATGATGAACACCTACCGCGACTACGTGGAGCGCAAGATGGCCGCTCCGATCAGTCGGGAACTGGTGGGTGAGATGGCTAACATCGTGCGCGAGGCCGGCAGTGCGCCCGCAGCACCGATACACCGCAAGGACGATCGCGTGATTGCCGCGGCGCTGGCGATCCTTGCGTGGAACGACCAGGTTCGCACGAAGCTGATGGCCCAAGGCTTAAGCTACGAGGACTACACTCGCAAGATGGAGATGGAAAGCAAGGCGGCACCGGCCCCGCAACAGGTCGGGACGCGCATGGTGCGGGACTACATGAAAAAAATGGGCATCCTTCAGGTCAAGTCCGACGTGATTAACACCGGCACGAAGGTTTACAGGGGTCGCAAGAAGTGATATGGAGGGGGAATGGCTGTACTGAAGGAATATAGCTGCCGCGCACACGGCAGTTTCGAGGCTTTCGCGGACGATGAGGTCCCGGAATGCCCGCATGGCTGTTCCGCACGCTGGGTCAGGCGCGAAATACGCACGGCGCCGGCCGCTGGAACGGTCAAAACAGGCAAAATGGACGCTTTACAGCGCGATTTGGCCCATAATTTCGGCCTTTCCGACCTTAAAACGGACAAAGAAAACGGCAAATCCGTGATCGAAAATCTGCGCGGAACACCCGATTTTAGCCCAAAATGGGTGGATGTTCCGGGTCAGCAGAAGTCAGGATGGTCGTCTCGGGGCGAAAAACCGCCTACCGTGGACGTAGCCTCGACGTTCGGGATGCAGGCGGGCAACGCATTGAGCGATGCCAAGCCCAACAAGTCGCTGCCAACTCAAATCATGGGCAAATGGGACGGTAAGACACAGTGAAAATCCCCGAGGCAGGCGAACGCTTTGAGTTCTACGTGGACTTGATGCAAAAGTGCAACGCGACGCGCGACGATCGCAAGAAGCACTACAACAAGTGGCGTTCGTACTTCCTCACGGGTGGCCCGGCCAACGAGCCAGCGACCAAGATCAACAAGATTTACTCGCACATCGAGCAGTTATGCTCTCTGATGTACTCGTCCGAGACGACGCGCTTCAGCGTTGACCTGGCGCCGAATGCGTCCGACCTCCACAAGCCGCAGATACCCGCGCTGATGCGAGCCATCAACGAGGAATGGCATCTCAGCAACGCCGATGCGATTTTCTCGATGGCCCTCATGTGGTCGTTCGTGGACGGCAGTCGGTTTGTGAAACTGCGCATTCAGGGAACGGAGATTGAATCGGCCAGTGTATCCGCGGGCGACATAGGCGTGTTGCGCGAGGACGTGCAAGGGTTGTGGCGGCAGGAAGCGTTTTGCCATTCGTACTACATCACGAAGTCTCAGTTGACGTACGAGCTTGAGCAGTTGCAGGACGTGCCGCGTCTCAAGAACGTGCTGTCGCAAATCGTGTCGGCTCCCAAGCCCAACGAGTCATCGCAGACGACGACGATGGATCGCATCGTGACTTCCGCGTCGCAGCCGTCCGTGGTCGGCAACGTCAACTTCGATTTGAACGCGGACTCATCGTACCGGCCCAAGGTGGCTGAAGAGCTTGTGCAGATGTACGAGCTATACGTGTTCGACGATGAGTTGAAGGACTACCGCATCGTCACGATCGCGCAGCCCGGTATCGTGTTGTTCGACCGGCCGCTGGTCGAGGTGTTCATCAAGGGCGAGATCCCGATCGTGCAGATTTGCCCTAATCCCGCCGAGGATTATTTTTGGGGCTACAGCGAGACCGACAAGCTGATCCCGCTTCAGGACATGCGCAACACGCGCATGGAGCAGATCACGCACATGCTGAATTTGCAGGCGAATCCGCCCAAATACGGCTCGGGCTTTGACGGCGCCGCCGATGAGTTTGCGGACACGATGGACTCGCCGGGCGGCTTGCTGATGGCCAACATGCCGGGTGCAAAGTTGGAAGCAATGGCGCCCAAGGTGCCCGAGGATTTGTACAAAGAGATTCGCGAGATCGACTCGATGTTTGAGGAAATGTCCGGTATCACCAACGTGATTCAGGGCAAGGGCGAACAGGGCGTGCGATCGCAGGGACACGCCGCCAACCTCGCGCGTCTGGGGTCCAGCCGGGCCAAGCGCAAGGCTCTGCTGGTCGAAGACTCGCTGGAAAAGCTCGCCACGCTGTTCCTCCAGTTAAAGCAGGCGTACGACCCGGAGCGGTTGCAGGCCGAGGATGGGATGCAGTTCATCCCGGAGCAATTCAGCAAAGACTTCATCGTCAAGGTGGACGGGCACAGCAACAGCCCGATATTCATGGAGGATCAGCGCACGCTCGCGTTTGAGCTATTCAAGGCTCAGATTATCGACGGCGAATCCGTGCTGGAACTAGTTGACATACCCATGAAGCAGTTGCTAAAAGATAGGTACAAGGTAATGCAGGCCCAGAAGGCAGCTCAGGCGCAAGCCCAGCAAGCCGCTGAAGCCAAGCAGGCGACCCTCAAAGCTGTCAAGTGAGGTGATCCACAGTGAAGCGTCACAAGCGCGGCAAGCGGAAGATGAAGCGGTAGTAACCGACTTCGGCGTAAAGGGGGCAGTTCTGAACGCGGGAGGTTACTATGGCTAAGCGCCGTGGTGGTCGTAAGCACAAGCGCAAGTAAGCGCAGCGGTCGGGTGTCGTAGCGGGTAACCGCTCCGGAAAAACCGTCGCACAACCGGCCGCTGGGGCAACTCAGCGGCCTTTTTGTTGCCCACAAGAAACAAACACTTGACTTCGCAATCCCCGCTGCGGTAGAACTTGCGATATGAGTGTACCCCCGCAGATTGCAGCCGCCCTCGCTGGTGGCGCAAAACCTCCAGGCGGCGCCCCCGGTGGCGCTCCCGGCGCGGCCCCGACTCCGGGACCTGGCGGCGCTCCGATGATGACGCCGCAACCCAAGCAAGGTAACGAAGCCGGCGCACGCGCAGACGCACAGGTCTGCATCAAGAAACTCACCCAGACGCTACAGACCTTCGGCCCGCAGACAGAGCAGGGCAAGGCGATCATGAAAGCGATCGGCGCTCTGGTGAAAGCCTTCGGTGAGACCGAGGGCAAGGACAAAGAACTCGTTCCTGCTGAGATCATGCAGGGACTCGCAGGACTCGCCGGGCCGGGTAAGCCGCCTCCGGGTCTGCCGGGGCCAGCCGGTCCCGCTCCACTTCCGCAACCGATGTAACGGAGACTTGCCATGCCCGGTGATCGTCTGTTTGACCCACTCTCGCTGTCGATCCGCGATCCGCAGGATAACGCGAGCCACAACGGCAAGATCGTGAACCCGCCTCGCTATATGGAGTTCGGTGGACTTGAGGGCCGGAACGCGCGCGGCATTCACGCGAACACGTTCGGCATCAAGTCGCCGGGCGCGACCATCAGCAAGGTTCCGGTCGCCAAGAATCGCTAAGTAGTGCAAGGGGGTACTCATCATGGCATCACTTGAAGATTTAACGCCGGAACAGCAGGACCAAGCCCTGAAGCTGTTCACGTTCACGCAGAACAACCCTGACGTGGCGAAGGCCGTGCGTCGCATGGCGAAGGAAAAGAATCCTTCGATGCAAGCACCGGACCTCGACCTTGAAGACCGCATTGAAGCGGTTCGCAAGGAGACGAAGGCCGAGATCGACAAGGACCGTGATGAGCGCCTCGCGTTCATTCAGCAGCAGCAGCGTCGCGAAGCGCACGATCGCATCAAAGCAGCGGGCCTCGACCCAGAAGTGGTTGAGAAAGCAATGGTGGATGAGTCCATCGGAAGCTACGACACGGCCATCAGGTACGTGAAAGCCCAGAAGCAGCTTGCCCCGGCCACGCCGGAACTGCGCACTGCGCTGCGGATGCCCGACACGAAGGACTTGTGGAGCGACAAGAATTCGTGGGCCAAGAATGAGGCTCACAACGCTATCAACGATTTAATTGCAGGGCGCAGGGCTTAAATTTTCGATTTACGATGCTGCGGCGGGGGTTGGCGGCATGATTTCTAACACCAGGAGTTAAGAACATGGCCGTATTTGGATCGGGTATCGTCCCCGCCGCTGGCAGTATCGCCAACGAGCTTACCTACACCACGCGCCGGGCGTTCATCCCGAAGATGGTGGTGCAGATTTATCAGGCATCGCCGGTCATCGCCGCGCTGCTGGGTAACGCACAGAACGCCTCGGGCGGTGTGTCGTCGGTCTCGGTCCCGGTTCAGGGCCAGCCGTTCGTCAACTCGCAGTGGACGGACTACTCCGGTTCGTTCAACCAGCCGCAGGCCCAGCAGGGCGCGTTCCTGGGTGAGTTCAACCTGAAAGCGATCGTGACTCCGATTCCGTTCCTCGGGATGGAAGGCGCGGTGCAGATGGATCACGCGATCATCCCGCTGATCGAGGCTCGCATGAACGATGCGACGAACTCGATGGTTGACGCTTTCGCGTATGCCCTCTACAACAACGTGTCGAACAACCAGCAGTTGGTTGGCCTCAACGGTGCGGTGGACGACGGCACGAACCTCGTGACGTACGGCAACATCAACCGGACGGCGTATCCGTGGTGGCAGTCCAAGGTGTATGCC